TGAAGGTGGTCTACATCCGATGTTTACGGGTCGTGACGAGAGTGGTAACCAGTATTGGGGTTATGTCAGCCAGATTTTCCCAAGGCAGTGGGCTATAGAGTGGATCTTCAGGGAGGCAAGTGATGCCGATGAATGAAACCACGTCCATCCAGACGAACTGCTCAGAGTGCGCTCTCACCATTGAAACGGAAGTGGAAACGCAAGCGTTGAACTTCTACATGATGCGGGCAGACACAGTACAACGGTTGTTTCCACGCCACTCGGGAGAGCAGCGAGAAGCAATCATGGGGTACAGGAACGGATGGTTCCTGTGTCCCAAATGCTGGGACGAGCAGATCGGACCCGACGAGAAAGATGATAACGGATACCATGATACAACTGGGTAATGGGGCTACGCCCCTTGTGTGGCACGTCAGTCGGGGTGTTGACGACGGGTTGCGCACGTTCGTGGGGAGGGTGCTTGCGCACCTGAGCCACAACACAATGCACCCCTACGTGGTCTGGAGCATGTCTTCGGACGACGGGGAGGTGTTTGACTGCGAAGGTGGCGACTATTGTGCTACCATCGGAGAAGCCGAAACAATCTTTGCCCGAAGGGCACAGACCGTCCCTCGCCGGGACGGAGTAACCAACCAAGGAGAAACATACAATGGCTAAGTTGCTGCAAGCATTGCCTGCGCAGATCCGTGCAGGACGTACCGAGCAGTACCCGTGGGCTGACTGGTTTGACGGTCAGGCATGGCTCTTGGAGAACGGCGTCGATTTCGATGCGCTCCCTGAGAGCATGAGGTCTTGCGCCTACGCTGCCGCACGGCGGCATGGTGTGAAGATCAGCCTGCGTACCATCGGCAACGACCTCGCTATCCAGTCGCAATAGCGACGGTTACGAGGGGAGTGGTGCGGGGCCGGTTCGCCGGTCCCGCACCGCCCCGGTGCTGAGATGCCACAACCAAAGTTCAAGAAGCACGGTTACACAGCGTACAAACGTGGACTATGCCGGTGCCCTGTGTGTAAGAAATCGAACACGGAGTATGAGGCGGGGCGACGCAAGCGAACAAACCGTGAGAAGAAACCGTTGCCGTTCATGGCGTTCAGACATGACACCATGACGTTGGAGGAGTACAAACGGTACCGGAACCCGTGACTATGGGGGGGCCGGGGTTCCTCCTTTCCCCCGGGCCCCCCGCCTACAAAGGAGAAGCCTATGGCTAGCAACCAAATGGAAGACGTACGGAAAGACATTGAGGACATAAAACAGAGCGTCGGTGGGCTGCTCATTATGTTCCGACACATGGCTGCGGAACTGGGCGATTTCGCACATAATCTTTCCGAACTTGGCTCCCAAATGATGACTAGAATGGGTCTGGTTTGGGAAAGTTTAGGGGGTAAAGTTGAGGAAGAAACTGCTCCTGATTCAGACGAAGATGAGGGCGCCGATATCATTCATTTCCCCCATACTGAGCATGACACGACCTGAGCATGCCATGCCCCGGTTCTGTAGATCCGCGGCATGCCCTGTCATGGCATGGGGGGGTCCACCACCCGGTCGGCCGGGGGTGCTAGGATGAAATCCATGCAACCACCAGCCGACCGAATCGTCCTCCGCCAATCGTGGCTCAACGAGATGGGAATGTGCCCCGAAAGGGCACGCCAATCCATGCTGGGAATCAGCCAAGACACCCAGTCCACGTCAACCATGTTGGGAACATCAGTCCACTACGGGATTGAACAATGCCTGACTGAAGTCATGGAAACCGGCGACCCGCTGACACGGGCGCAGACGGTGGACATGGCGTTGGGGTACTGGCACGACCATCGCAGCGAGATCGTACGGTGGAACCACAAAGAGGATGAACCGCCGAAGATCATCGAAGCGAACGCCGCTGTGTGGTGGGACGAGGTGCGCCCCGTCGTACGACCTACGGCTGTGGAGTGGACGTTTGAGTTGCCGCTGGTGGTAGATCACAAGCCGGAAATCTGGTTGAAGGGAACCGTGGACTGTGTTCAGGAGTTTCCGCAACCGATCATAGATTGGAAGAACCCCGGCCGTAAACCTTCCAACGATTGGGAGAAGAAACGGTGGTCTGTCCAAGCGGCAGCGTATACGTGGGCGGTAGCAACCCAGTCCGACAACGGGCTGACCGAACCATTGGGATTCCAGTTCGTGCATCTTGTCAAAGGCAAGGTGCATACGACACTGGTGGACTCAGGACCCGCAGAGTGGGCTAGTCTGGTTGCGCTGGCCCGCTCCGCGGGCACACTCATAGCCGCTGACCTACCGGTATGGCCGCTCCGCATGGAAGGGTGGCATTGCTCACCCAAATGGTGCGGGGCGTGGGGTTCATGCCGGGGCAGGTTTGCGGGACCAGATCCATGGAACCAACTAGAGGAAGGGTAGACCCATGGCAGCAGCAACAGCAAAGAAAACAGAGAACACCATCACGGTGTTTCGCAGGCAGGTCTTGCAGACCGGGAGTTATGAGCCTGCGGAAGCGTCGTGTTCGGTGACCATCGCATTGGATGGTGACGAAGACAAGGAACAGGTGGCTGACCTCATCGCAGAGTGGGGCACCATGCTGGAGATGGCAAACTACGAGTCGCTGGGAGTCGGGTATGAGATCACCGACGAAGGCGCAGTCAGGATGCTGTCCAAAAGTATTCCCCGGACTGACACGGCTGCAGCCCCGGCGCCCGCCGCGGCTGCACCCGCCGCTCCTGCCGGTGGGGGAGGCGGTGGAAGCCTTGAGGCAATCTGGCGCCACCTGATGGACAACCAGTCAGACTGGTGGGACCCGAACTGGTCCAAGAAGATGGACCCGAACTCCAACTTCAACATGAACGGTCCCGACTACAAGCGTCGTGCTGACGGCAAGGGGCTGTGGTTGACAAAGAAAGATGGCACCCTGCTGGTGCCCGGTTGGTTCGTGTGCCCGTTCACGGGTAAGACGGCCGCCGATCTGGCAGGCATCGGGGCACAGATCCGAGCCTGACCGTGGCAATCCTCATCAGTGAGGATGAAGTGGCCCGACGCCTCGCCGCCGCCCAGCAGGGTGACGGCGGGGCAACGGGTCCAACCTCGCAACCGCACAGGTGGTCGCTGTCAACGACCGTTGTAGACAATCTGATCGGGTTCATACGTAACCCGCAGGAACGCTGGTACCTTGGGTTCCCTGAGGTTGACATTGCCACCCGTGGGGTAGGCAAGGGGGAAGTGTTGCTGGTGGTGGGCAGGTCCCACACTGGCAAGTCGCAGATGCTGTTGAACGGCATCGTGTCGAACCTGTTGAACCATCCTGAGACACACGTGGTGATCTTCTCTATGGATGAGCCACGGGAACTGGTCGCGATGAAACTGTTTTGCCTGATTCACGGGCGGTCGTCGTCTGATGTGGAGGAGTCCATCAAGCACGGCGACGAGGACACGTTGGAGGCGTTGCGTACCAGCGCCAAGGCTGAACTGTCACGGGTAGCCATCATTGACGATGCGGCAGGGCTGCCTACGATGGCTGAGGCAATGGACGAGACTAGGGAATGGTGGGGGTGTGACCCCAGTTTCGTGATGATCGACTATCTAGAACTCCTGCCCGGTGGGGATTCGGATGCCACGGGGGTGACTTCCAAGGCGCAGGCGGTAAAGCGCTGGGCGAAGGAGCAGCGTGTCCCCATCGGGCTTGTTCACCAAGCAGGACGTGGCGCATCGCAGCCGGGGTACTCTGCTGGGATCTACGCTGGCCGGTACGGTGGCGAGCAGGAGGCCATCTTCGTGGTGGAGGTGTACCGCAAGAAAGACAGGTACGGCCTGTCTGATTGGGAACGGCGCTACCACGCCAACAGTATCAACCTGAACGTGTGCAAGAACAAGAGGACGGCACGGCTGCTGGATCAGACGTACTATCTGGACCCGGAGTTCGGAGCCATCCACGCATACCACGACGAGTTGGTACCCGGTGGAGGAGAGTAGACCGATGTGTTGGAAGTACGACAAGCGTGGCGTCCCACACTTGAAGGAACACAAGTGGGAGAGGGCTGACACGCCAGACCGGTGGGAATGGGAGGAGTGCCGTGGGTGCGGCCAGTTCCGTAGACAAGGATGAGATAGCAGGCGGCTTCGGCCTCCTGTTCCGCGGCGGCAAGGTTGCGTTGGACAAGGACGACGAGTTCAGGCCGTGGAGGCTGGACTCCGGTGGGT